GCTCTCACAAGCATTCTCGACACTTACTTCAAGCGAAGCAAACATTCTTGGAGTTCTCGGGCAAACAAAGACTGAGATGATAAATACTCTCAATGCCGACCGTTCTCGTCTTGGACTTCCTGAGCTTACTGATAAAGATGTTGGAAACTATAAGAATCGAGCTTCACTTTACTTCGTAGAAAAATAATCATCAATCCTATGGATGTTGCAAAAAGCCGTGTAAACGCATTCCGATCTCCGCTTGACCAAGCTATCTCGCTTCAAACAGGCATCGTACCTCCTGCTATAGGAATACAGGGGAGTTCTAGCATGGGAAAAGCCGACCCATACTTGCCAGTATTCATGAAGCAACCTCTCGCAGGAAATTTGCAAGACCCAACACAGGCTACCGCACAAGAGAACACTTCTAGTGAACTTCCTGTTGATACTAAGCTCGACCGTGCAGGAGCTTCGGAATATGTTCGACTTCTCCAAGACTGAACCGACCCAGCTAAGGCACGATTACAGGCATTACAACATCAAGCAACCGTTCAAGAGCAGACACCAGTTGAGGAAACCATAGCACAAAAGCCAACACTTACTCAGGATTTAGGTGGAGCATTGAAAGATTCTACTTCGGGCTTTCTTGATACAATAGGAAAACTTGGTACGAATACTGCCAATGCTTTTACTGATAGTTCAAAGAAACTCGGAGCGGATGTATTCAATATCCAAAATGAGGGAATTCTTAAAGCTCCTGGAAACATTTTGTCGGCTGGCTCAAATTTTGTGAATGCTATCTCCGCACCAGTTGCAGGACTCGCAACAACTGCTATGCAAGAGCCACTCGCAGGAACACTTATAGAGTCCGCAGGAGATGCACTACCAGCAGGAACGAAAGATGCTTTCAACTATCTTGCGAAAGCCTATGAGGGATTATCACCGGAGCAAAAATCAGCAAACAAGGATTTTCTGAATGCTCTTAATATTGTCGGTGGAGTTGCTGGATGAGTTACCGCAGGAGAATGAGCAAATGTAGTCGGTAAGGTTCTTGATAGCTCAGTTGGAAAAGTCCAGAGAGGTGTTGAGAGTAGTGTAGCAGGGGCAACAGATGCTCTTGGAAGTATTAGGCGACCATGATTCCTTGGTTGAGCAAAAGAAGCAGTGGAGGAAGTCCCAGTAGGAATTAAGTCAACTATGCAATCCGATCCGCTCGGGTATTTGGATGAGCCACTCAAAGTTACGAAAGAAAAGCCTTGAACCTTTCAGGATATAGCAGGAAAAATCTCTACACGAGCCAACCGATTCATTGGACAAAAGCCAACTGAGGATTTTGTAAAGATGACAGGACAAACGCCAGGAGAATTTGCAGTCGCACGAGGCATGACAAAAACAGGAGAAGGAGCACTGGAAGAAGCTACTCAAAACTTCCAAAAGAGTATGAAAGAAGCTGATGATGCTTTTGCTCTTATTCCCGATAAAATCCGACCAACTGGAAAAGATGTTATTCAGCCAATGATTGATGACCTTGCGGAAAGGCTTGTATATACCGACAGCAACGATGCTCCAAGAATTGCAGCATTAAAATCCAAATATGATTCAGGCGAAGGACTCACTATGAGCGAGATTAACGACCTTAAACGGACTTATGCTAATAATTTCAAATACACTTTTGCTGACAATGTAAGCAAGGATGCGGTAAGAAGTAAAAACTTACAAGATAATCTTCGAGAGTGGCAGTTTGACGAAGCAGGGAAACGATGACTGACCAATATTGATGAGATTAACAAGAATACGCAGGCTTGGAGAGCGTTCTCCGATGGACTTGGTAGAAGTTTAAGCCGACAACTCGGAAACAATGCTATGGGGCTTACTGACTGGATTGCTCTCTCAGGTGGCTCACTTGCTAACCTCGGACTATTTGCAGGAAAGAAGCTCTTATCAAGTGAAATGGTAAAAAACAAGCTCATCAAATCACTCTCAAAGCAAACAAAACCAGCAATCATAAAAGCCAGCAACATTGCTAATATTACACCAACCCCAACAGGATTCACACCACCTCCACTATCTCAGGCTCCTGAAACTATAAAGGTAATGGGAAATACTGGAATGAAGCCAGCAACATCAGATAGACTAAAAGAGATATATAAGAAAAGCCAAGCAGTAAAAACCAAATAATCAAAAATCCCCCAGCCAAATAAGGTTGAGGGATTTTTTGTGAATGATTCATTTATATAAAAACTAAGGAAAAAGCCAATAGCACATCAAAAGAAACCAAACAAAAAAAATAAAATATTCCATAAAAAAATAAGTTGTTATATAAGGTTAGCAAATGTAATACAAGTTCCACATCAGGCTTCTCGTGTTATTTTAATCAGCCAGTTTTGGAATTCTTTTTTCACATCTTTGCTATCTAATGTAACAATAGTATGATGACTCATTCTTAGTTCTGTAGTTGCTAAGCCTACAGAACTAAAAGTAGAGAGTGTAGCAATAAAGATGTATTCTTTTTTCATATTAGAATATTAGGAGTAAATAGAGCAACGGCACACTTCCAAATAATAAAAGCAGAGAAACCGCAAAGAGTTTTTCAGGAAATGTAGGAGGACGATAGCACTTGATTATTTTTCCCGATTGTCGGTTGCGACGATCCATTTCGCGAATGGATATTTTCTTGGTATTTTTCATGCTACTTAGTTAATACAGATATAGTAATTACAAATACCAAAAATCCAGAAACAATGGCTCCAGTAATCAAAGCAAAAAACAAACTCCAATTTTGATACTTTTCGATTTGCTTTACCATATCAAGCTCGTCTTTGATTTGGTGAGATAATTTTTCCGCAATCTCAAGTCGTGCGGACATTGAGCCACGACAATGATTGATTGCCATTTCTTTGTAATAGGCGAGAGTACGATAGTTGAGGTTTGGAAAGGAAATCTGATAGGTTGGAATATGTACTTCCTGTCCTTGCTCAATTTGTTCAATCATTGCATCTACAACGACTTCTTTTGTAGTGTTCTTACGCATATTCGGGCTGGGTTAAGTGAATATACGAATACTATAGTGTTTTTTGTTTTTTTTGTCAAAACTTATTTTGATTTATTAAACTAGGAGAAGCAATCGTTATGAATATAATCATTTAAATTCCTACTTTTACCTATATGAATCCAAGACTTTTTGAAATATTTGCTCGGTTACTTACTATTCATATCAATACCAAAACAACTTGTCCGACTTTTCATAAGGACACACAGCCAGCGTATGAGCTTGCTTTTGATGCAGAGCACCAAATCCGTGAGATGCGACAAGATATTGAAGAAGATGCACCAGAGGAAATGGAAGATGTAGCAGGCGAAGCATATGGACTCGTGGAGGAAATGAAAACTATTCTCAAATCCGAAATTAGTAAGAATTCCGACCCATGAATGGATAATCTTCTGCGAACACTCTATGAGCGAACCAATGGAGTATGTGGAACACTTCGGGCTTATGCTAATGAGGCGGAAGAAGAAAACAATGAGGAAATGGATGAGGATGCAGAAGATGCAAGTACACAGCAAAAAGGCATTAAGGGGAAAGGGATGATGAATAAATATTAGCATCAAATGGATCAGCTCAGAAAGGATGTCGCTCTCGAAAAGCAAAAGTATAAAGCCAAGCTAGAAAAAAACCTTATTGAGCGAGCCAAGTTATTGAACAAGGCGAAAACTGATGAGGTTTTTCAAAGAATGCTTTTGAAGAAATGCGAGGATGATATACTCTTTTGGTTTGAATACTTTGCGTTTACTCAGAATATCAAGGGATTCTCTCATCTAACTGGTGAGGCGATTCCCTTTTTGCTATTCCTGTTTCAGAAAGAGTTTGTCATTGGACTTTGGCAGAATATCATGGATGCAAGCAAGCCTATTGATGAGAGGATTCGGGCTCTTGATGTGTTCGTGGAGAAGTCCAGACAAGTGGGAATTACATGGATAGTCGATGCCGTGTTCACTTACTGATTTTTGTTTCATGACCATTCATACCTCATTATCTCGCGTTCAGAGGAAGAAGTAGACAATGGAACGGAAGATAGCAACTTTGGTAAGATTCGCTTGATTCTCCGCAATCTTCCTGTTTGGATGCTTCCAAAAGGTTTTAGCAAGACCAAAGGTTGACCGAATAATACTCATATGCTCGTGACAAAGTCGGATTGAGTCGGAAACATTGTAGGGCGAACCGCTCATCCTGATTCAGGGCGAGGAAGCACAAAGAATGCCGTATTCGGAGATGAGATGGCATTTATGCAACATGCCTCCAAGATTAAAAAGGCGGCCAGCTCCACGACTTCTTGTTTCATAGGAGTATCAACACCGAATGGAGAAAGTGGAGAATTCTACGCGATGCGCTCAAAGGCAAAGCGAGGCTATATTGATGGATATCGTTTCCATTGGACGGAACATCCTTTCTATGATGAAGTTTGGTACAAACTCGAATGTGACCGTTCCACCGACAAAGAGTCAATCGCTCAGGAGCTTGATATATCGTATACCGCATCCGTTCGAGGTCGTGTATATCCAAACTTCAAGGAGCCTGATATCCGTATGTGAACTTCCAATGAATTCAGGTTTGACCCGAAGTTGCCTTTGTATTGTTCTATTGATAATTCGCACGGAGGTACTGACCCGAATGCAGTTCTTTTAGGTCAAAAAGATTGGAACGGCCGTATTAGGATAATTGATGCCTTTCAGAGCGAACCGAATATCTCACCAGATAGAATGGCGAGTCTTATTGCTATGCGACCTCTCTCGGGTTGGATTCTGGAAGAAGATGCGATTGAATTTGTTGAGCGACTCAAAATGTACACTACTCCGATTTATATCGGGGATCCATACGATACGAATTCCGCTATGGGAAATACTACGATTCGCAAAGAGTATGCGAAATATGGTATCAATCTTCTTTGTCCAAAAATGTTTGATAAAGGCTACGGAAAGATTGCGGAACAAATCAGAATTGCTACAATGACTTTGCCAAAGATATCGGTATACTATGACCCTGAAAACCCCGAAGCCACACCGCTTGCTTGATTCGTTTGGGCTATGCAGGCATCAAGATATCCTGGGCGAGAAGATGATGTGAATTGAGGCTATATTTCATCCTCACCAACGCCAGTCCACGATTTAGCCTCTCACTACCGAACCGCATTTGAATACTTACTTACTTTCTTGCATCAAGAATGAGAATTTGCGGAAAGTAAAGAAAAGCTAGAGAGAAGCAAGAGTGTAAAAATGAAGCCAAAGACTTTCAATCCTACTACTTGAAAACTTCAATAATATGCGATACAGCAATGCGGCACTTCTTGCCTACAAAGAAAAATACTTCTCTATGGAAATAGACGAATTCTGTAGGATTGCGAAATGTTCACCGAAGCGAGCTATTGCACTTTTTGGCAGAAGAAATCCCTTACCTGTACTTATAATCCCTGAGGTGCGGTTGGATACTCCAAGTCATACTGATTTACAGCTTGTCTCTATGATTAAAATTGATACAGCGAACCTAGAAGACCCATATTACTCTGAACTTGTACAACGATGCAAAGAATTCGTATAGTTTCCATTTTTGCGAAGTCCACGATGAATCGGTTTTGGGATGTGTATCCGCTACTTCATAAGCAGGTTTGAGTATATGTATGAGAGGATTCATACGCCTCCTGCTATGATACTGAACTTTCTATTCAAGATATCTCCAAAATCATTTGAGAGGACATTCTCTATGATTTGAAAAGTAATATGCTTATTGTTCAAGATTAGTTTCCGTTATACTCGCCACCATGTACGCAAACACTCAATTCGTAGGCAATACCAGCCGATTCACTAACGAAGTTAACGACCCACTCAAGGAGGATGCTCAGTATCCCAAATCCTATGGAAAGAACTCCAAGGAGGATAGGGATACTCTCGGGTTTGTTCTCAATCGCTTTATGCTCATGAAACAAGCAAGAAGCCGTTTTGACCGTAATTGGGCTACTTACATGAACTTGTGGGATGCTCCATTTGCATCCAGTGTAATGGGTGAATCTTTTTTCAATGCTCCACTCGAACAAGCGGTAATTTCTCATTTCCGTTCTGACTCTGGAAAGCGACCGCCAAAGTTTTTTGTCGAGCCTCAGGAAGTTATTGACCCGAATAATCTCAAAGCATTACGCAAGGTATTAGACCATCAAATTTATGGAGGTGGGAATATGGCGAATGGCGGATATATGAGTGCTTTTGATGATGAAGAATTGAACCGATGTATTTTTGGTACAGGGGTTCTTGCTACTGATTTTCATATGGAGTATCGGCTTTTGACCGATGAGAGCATGGAGGGCGATTTTCAGAAGCATGTCATGAATGTGAATAAGTTCATACGAAAACGCTCCGTGGATCCTCGTATGTTTTTCCTAGACGAAAACTGTTCACGAATTGATGATGCTGTTGACTGTATTGAGTTTTGGTATGTTCCAGCTGATGCTTTCCGCTCACTTAAATACGACCCAAGCTACAAGAATATTGATGAGGTTTCCGCAAGCTACACACAATCTGATGTGATGCGTATTTCCAATAAAGAGCGAACCAAGCGAAATGTAGTCGAGATTATGCGGTATACGAATAAGTGGCGAGATAAAGAAGTAGTAATTGCTAATCGCTCCAAGGTTATTCGTACTAGTGCTATCCGCAATCCACTTCATATTTTACCGTATGCGGTCACTCCGCTTATTGAGCATCCAAGCGTACCTCAAGGTAAAGGATTCGTTGAGCTTTGTTTACCGTTCAAGAACAATCTCAATATTATTGAGTCAACCTATATGGAGGCGGTTAAGCGGTCAAACAACACGGCTTTGTTTATTGGTGGTGGTCTCAAACTAGAGGATGCTGATTTTGCTTTTGACAATACGATGTATCAATTCAATGGTCAACTACAGGGAAACTTTGAGCAGGTATCAGGAACACCGCCAAATCAAGCGATGGTGAACTACAAACAGGGTATACCTGATGATATTGCTATGTATGTTGGTATCAACCTTAAAGCGATGATTGACGGTAGTGGTACAGCATATCAAACTGCAGTACAACAAGAGATGAGTACAAAGATTATGAACAATCTTTTGAAGACTCGCGACAAATATTACCAAAGAGATGGCGAGTTGACTCTTGCTATGGTTCAGACTCATTATTCAAAGACTTCCGCCAACAAATTCTATCCAGTTTCTACCGGAGCAGATGAACAAGGAAATGAGACAATGACTTTTGAAGAAAACAATACACCACCAACTATACCACTCAAAGGAGAGCAATTAGTAGACGGAAAATTTGAGCAAGGTGCAGAAGACTCATTCTTTGAGGTTTCACCCGATTTACTTCGAGGTCAAGTATCAATACGAGTTGAAACAAATTTCAATGCTTCGGTTCTCCAATCTCAGATGCGTGTGGATACTCTCTCTGGACTTAATCAAATCGTACAGATTGAGCAGATGGCAAAGACCAGTGAATCGATCGCAGCGAATAAAGACGATCTCATTATCCGAACGAGCAAAGATTACAACCTCGACCTTGACTGTGAATCATCGAATCCTATAATTCTCGCAGAACAAGAGAAACTCATGCAAATGGCTGATATGCTACAAGGTATGGGCGATATGCAACCGCAAGCAGAAGCAGAACAGACAGGAGCACCAGCAGAAATACCCTGAATGCAACCACAAGCAGGAATGCCAAGTAATCCATTATCCGCACCATGACTTCAAGCTCTCGGGAAATAGAAGAATTACTCTCAATGAAAAAACTGCTTACGACTGAGGAGTTTTTTGAGGTGTTTAAGAATCGTGAAATATTCATGAAATTTCTCAAAGCCCAAAGACGGAAATGGTCACTCATGCGTGCTGATATGCCACCATGAGAACAAAACAGTTCACTGTACTTCGCTATGCTCGGTGCTGATGAAATGGTCACGAGCCTCGCAACTATGGAGGGCGACATAGCCAAGCATACGGAGAAGAAGCGAGAAGAGGAAGCAAAGGAAAAGGCAAAGGCAGAAACGACATAGGCTTTTAGTAGGTTTCCGTTATAACCAAAATCAACCCCGAGATAGAGCTGTCGGGGTTTTTGTTTTGTTTTTTGTCGGTTTCCGTTATAGCTACTGCGTGTGCCTAGTAGCATTCGTTTTTTTACAACTGCGAAAGAATCACAAAATATCTATCACCCCTATTCCCCCTATGTTAAAAGCACAGGACAACGAAGCTGGAGATACAGCTCAAGAAGATGATGTGACCTCCCCAAAGGACAACTCACATGGAGATGCCGACTCAGAAAAAGGGCAGGATGAGAATGAACGAATTAAGCGTCTAAAGGAGCAGGTTAAAGGTTCAAAGGATGAAGCACTCCGAAACAAACGGGATGCGGAACTCACAAGAGCATATAAGGCTGCGAAAACTGACAGTAAATCGTTTCTCAAGACTTACAACGATGACCCAGATATGGCTAAGGAAGTTGCCGAAATGTTCGGAATTACCTTGGATGAAGCATTGAAGCAAGCTGGATGAACTCCAGGAAGCGACAGTGCTGAGTTAGCTAAGATGCGTAAGGAAATGGCTGAACTTACTAAGAATTTTGAAGAAGCTAAGAAAACCGCTATCCGTAACATCGCCGAGAAACTCATGTCTGAAGTCCCTGAAAAGAAGCGGGATGAAGTACAAGAGGAGATGGACGACTATATGGATGGAAAGGATCAAAACGAAACAAATCTTAATAAGGCTTTTGCCAAAGCTAAAAAGATTGTCATGGGAAATGCTCTTACAAAGGAAGTTTTCCAAAACAAAGGTTTGAAGTCAGATAAGAAGGAGAAAGCAGATGCTAGAGACCTTCCAGAATCGGCTAAAAACCCAAGATACCGACATTTCTTCAAAAGCGTTCCAAACAATTAACTTTCTCGACTACCCATGTCTAAAATCGAAAAACCAACCGTAGAAGCAGAAGTCGTAGATACGACAAAGGCAACTACAGAAGCAACAGAAACTCCGAAAAACAAAACAGCTGAGCTTGCTGAATCCGAAAAGCTCCACCAGAGAATTGGAGAACTCGAAGCTATGGTTCGAAGTGTTTCCGACAGTAATGCCGTTCAACAATTCGATGATGCAAAGATTGGAAAAGGAAACACCATGTACGCAATCCCTCTCTATCAATGAGAAGTCGTAAAATCTTGGTCACATGCCAGTCCAGTCGATGTACGCCGAGCACGAGGAGAAGGAGATGACTCAGTCAATATGGTTATGCACAAAAGCGGTGAGACGATTAAAATCTCATACCGTGAATGGGTAATGGCTATGTATGTAACGGAGCAAATCCATTCTACTGCGACAAGTATCACAAATGAAGGTACTTTCGTTTCGTTCTCATTCAAGGCAGAATCCGACAAGGTTCCCACTGAGTATACACTCGCAAAACAGTTTCTTAATGCTCGTTAAAATGTTCATTGGAAACCGCGAAATTGCGAAGACTTCCCAAGATGGTGAAGTGACTCTAGTTACCTATGTCGATGGTTGCACGGAAGGATTTACACAGGCATCATTTGATGTTGCCGCAAGTGTAGAGCCTCGTGAGGATCATATGCCACTCATGGATACAGTGCAAAAGGCCACGGAAGAGATTTGGAATGTATGTATCAAGTACAATCTCCGAATGCTCAATGAAATTCCTATGGTCTTACAGGAAATCAAGAAGCATACCGAACATGCTCAGAAAGCGGCACTTGCGAAAGCAATGGGCGAAACCGACATATCATCAGTTTGAGCCGCTAGACTCACCCAGTTTCTTAAACCTTAGTCTTATGACTTACTGAACTTACGGTGCGACTCCTATTGCTAACAACAAGGACTTCGTGCCACTATTCGGTGACACGGTCGCATTCTCTGTGCCGATGGTCGCCAGCGTTGCCATTCCAATGGGGCGCTTCGTTGTTGCAAATGGTACAGGTAGCTATATTGCTGCCGTAGCTGCATCAACACTTCCTCTCTATCTTCTTGAAGAAACAATCGCTACTACTGACTCAGACTATGCGACTGCTAACAAGATAAAATCCGCTCGACGCGGAACAGGAGATGGAGGATATCGAGTTGAATTTACTCCATCAGGTGCCGCACTTACGGTAGCTATGATTGGTAACAAATTCAACCTCAATGTAACAGGACAATTTATTGATGTTACAGTTGCTGGAACTCAATTTGAAGTCCGAGAAGTTATTTCTGCAACACGGGGAATTGCTCGTGTACTTGCCTAACCCAATTTACCCATGAGTATTTTCTCAGGACAGGCTTACCCAGAACTTCTTGACAGCGTACAGCGTGAGTACGAGAAGTTTATGGAATTTGCTAAACCAGACATCTTTGATTCTGGAATCGTAAATGTTGAAACGATTACTTCCGGAACAGGAGGTGACCGAATTCACAAGGAGGACTTTAATAAGTCAAAATACGCTAAGCGTAAAGTAGAAGGAGGTCAAACTTCTCTACAAAAGATTCAGAATGGTTACGAAAAGAAGACCACTATGGATGAGAACACCAAAGCACAAAAAGCGATAATCACGCTCGAAATGCGACACGGTGGAAAGGAGAAGGAAATCGAAAACCGACTTCTTGACCTAGGGCCTTCTGTTCTTAATCGTCAGAATCTCGATGTAACTCACCGACTTTCCTTTGCGTGGGTAGCGAGTTATGTAGACCAAGATGGACGAACAATCGATACGACTACTGGTGATGGGCTTACCCTCATTAACAATGCTCATACGACCGCTGGTTCTGCTTTCACTTACTCGAATTCAGTTACTCTGAATCCAGTATTTAGCGAAGTGCCTCTTGCACAAGCAGAAGATTTGTTCCGAAACATGAAGAACAATCTTGGAGAAGTTATCAGCGTTCGCCCTGATACTATCGTGACTTCAATGGATCCAACCACTACTAATTCGGTTCGACGACTCTTGCAGTCAACGGCTCAAATTTCAGCAGCCAATGCTGGAGTAGTGAATGTGTACGAAGGTAAGTATGCTCACAAGCAACTTGTTGAGCTTGACACGACTGCCACTGGTGCTCGTGACAATACTAAGTCTCCGTACTGGTTTCTTGCTTCAAGCGTGGATTCTACCTTCCATTGTGATGTGTATATTCCTGCTATGGAAGTATCTGGAGACCAAAATCCAGAAGGTCGAAACATCGATACTCTTGACTGGACTTTCACTGCAGCTATGAACTATGACAGCTGTATCGTAAATGGTCAGTGGATTGTCGGTTCTCGAGGAGATGGACTTGCCTAGTCTCAGACTAGAATGAAAAGAGCTTGCCGAAAGGTAGGCTCTTTTTTTGTATTCATTTTTGGTTTCCGATAGTATTCCTGTATGTCCGACAATATGACCGAGCAAGAAATTGCTATTAAGCGTGCCACACTCATTGAGCTTGAAAGACTCATAGGTATTGCTAATTCCGAATACACCTCACTTATGGAGGCGCGTACACTACTTTCTGTACAAGTCAAAGACCTTGAGGCAAAGAAAACAGAGCTTGATTCTAGTATTGCTTTTTTAACTGACTCAATAGGTAAAGCCTCTGATTATCTCGCGAAAGTCAGAAAAGATAAATCTCAAACCATAAAATAACATGACAGAACTTTCCATGCTCAAACGAATGTTTGAACAAAACTATAAGCTCAATGAAACCATTGATTCAGCGCTCAAAGCGTATGAGCCGTGTTATTACAATGGTACAAAATGGATTCCTGCTACGGCTCTTATTGCACCCACAGGGATTCTTGCGGAAAAGCTATCGGCTACGATTGGAAATATTGTTCTTGGTTCAGAGATGCCTATTGACTCAATAAACGGAACGGCGGTAACGGCTCCTATTGTTACGAATTCTCTCTACTACTACAACCCTGCTACTGGTCTTGTTTCAACTACAGCAGTTGGATATACGATTGGTCGTGGCTATGTAAGCACAAATGGAATTGGGCTCTATGGATCGATTCTCATTAACCTAAATCAATCAGGAGTCGGAAGCGGTACAGTTACCTCTGTTTCAGTAGCTACCATAAATGGATTTGGTGGGGTTGTAACGAATCCTACGACTACTCCTGAGATAAATCTCTATCCTACTGTTTTCGGAGTGCTTAAAGGGGTTGCATGACCTGATAGACTCGCAAGTGCAGTAGCCGATGTGGATTATCTTGCTCCTACAAGTAATTTGATATGGAAGGAAAGTAAAACTACTTGGACACCAGCTGAAATTCAAAATTCATTCTCAGCACCACTTACTATTCTTCCTGCTCCTTGAGCCTGAAAAAGTAATATAATTCAGGGTATCGCTATTTCAAAGCAATACAATGGTATTGTATATGTAAATAATCTTGATATGACTGCTGCGTATGGATTTGGATGAGCAACAGTCGGTATATTTGTTGGAGCACAACTTCTTTGAAGTATCACAGATTCTGTTGTATATGTAGCGAACATTTTTACCAATACAACCATTAACACAGCAATTCAATTGTATTGTACAGCTGGAAATACTACTCTTGGTGATTCAAGCATCAAAGTCACCGTATACTACAAAACTATAACCGTTTAATTTTCCCATTTATGAAAGTCACAGCAACCACCACTGTTCAGAGAGTTACTCTTGATCCTGCGCTCAATATCCGAAATCAAGTATCGATACAAGTGCTCGGAACAAATCCAATATGGGTTAACCTACGCAATATCGCCGTAGTTGGAGAATGTATTTGCTTGCCTACTCAATACAGTTCTCTCACACTTCCTTTCATTGAACTTAGTTATATTTCACTTGTCACGACCGGAGGAGACTCCGATGTAGTCATAATTTGAGCGTAAAATGATTCAAATCAAATCAGGCATCCAATCATCACAATGAGTCCACCTCGGATGAGCTGGTATCTTTGTGGCGGGGAGTAGTGGGCCAATTGACTCAATAGCATTTGATGCACAGAGTTATTATTGAACTAATTGAGCACCAGCAGTTAATACACTATCTCACACTACAAGTTGAACCGATAGACTACTATTAGTTACTGTTTCAATCAATAATGGATGAAATACTGTAGTATGAGTAACTTATGCAGGAGTAGCTATGACAGAGCTTGGTGCAGTTGGGTATCAACAATCTACACCTTGAAATACTGCATCTCTTTATGTATATTCATTGATAAATCCTACAATAGGAACAAATGATATTGTTGTAACCGTTAATGCTTCCTCATTTTTTGTAAGTTTTATATGAACTTCATACACAGGAGCAAATCAAACTACACAACCAAGTGTTATAGGTACTCAGTCGCAATCCAACGCAACATCAATTACGAAAAGCCTAAGTGTAGTAAGGGATTATTGTTGGCATTTTTGAGCTACAAATAATGTAGCATCTAGTAGTGATGAAACTACTTGGACTAAAACAGGAAATCTACAATCATTCAGACAAACAAGTGGATACAAAGGATTGGCAGTTGCGGATTCAAATGGTGCGGTTGCATTAGGAACTCAGTCAACTTGATTTAGCTATTCATCTGCTATTCTCGAAAGCCATATTGCATTGTGTATAAATTCATTATAATTTATGCAACCATACGGACTCTGACCTTGACTCCTATGAAGGCTTGAAATCCTACCCTATGCAAAGTTGTTTAGGGTGGGAGCCTTGGCACATGATATTGCATACGAGAGAGGAGGCACAGAAGAAGACAGACAGAGGGCGGATAGAATGTTCTTTCGACTCTGTGTACTAGCAAGTAAACGCAGAGTAGTACCTAAGCTATTCGCCCACCTATATTATCTTTGTGTTCATAATTTTGGAAGATACTTTTTTTCGTATAAATTTGTTTTAAAAATCTAAGTTACCAATATGATAAGAAAAATATAAATATCAACTATGTACCAACACGAACTACTAATTTCCTTATCAAAAGACTCCGTTGCTATATTTCTGATTTTACTCATTCAGATGAGCGGAATTACTCCTGAGGCGTTTACTCTTCTGTTCGCATTGATGATATTTGATACTATTACTGGAATAGGTAAACGCATATCTCTCGGGAAGACAGATATTACTTCAAAGAAGTTTATGCTTGGTCTTTCTGCAAAAATTTCTTTACTGGTCTTACTTTTGTTTTTTGGATATACAGTTAAGCTGATTACTGGTAGTAGTGAAACAATGATTTCGATCGTAATATGAGGATTTATTGCAGCGGAGTTATACTCATCAATTCAGAATGTTTACACAATTAAGACGGGTAAAGAAGTTACCGAATATGATGCTACTTCTATTATACTAGGTGGAATGCTTTGATTCACTAAAAATATTATTGAAAAGTTCGCAGAAACTCTTGCTAAAAAATAGTATGCAATTCAATATCTCCGATGATGTGCTGAAAGAACTTTTAAAGCTAGATGCTATTGAGTCGGGGAGATTGTGAAACTATACGAATGTTGATGAGCAGTTGAATAAGGTACGATACAGGGTGGCTGATTTGATAGTTTCTAGTGTACTTATAGAAGTCCGAAGGTTGCATAATGCTCCGAAACTTCCTTACCAAAAATAATATGCGCGATGTTACCATGTTTCGTAGGGGTGATGGAAGCGTTGATTATGTAGTTTGGAAGGACAGAGAGAATCCAACAGATGCTGAGTTTAATCCGCCAAATGCTAAACTCATTATTCATACCGTTTTTCCGCATGATACAATTGAATGACTCAAGCATATTACGAAAGAAAAAGTAAATGCGTTTCTCAATACTTTTATTCCAAAATAATGGCTAATGATTTTTCTAGGCATCACATATTGCCACGATCCAAATGAGGCTCTAGCGTAAAAGAAAACATTGTCAGGCTTACGCATAGGTATCATGTTGCTTTTCATCAAGTATTCATGAATCAAACACCTGATGAGCAAATTGAGAGAATTCTTGATATATCAAGCACCGCATTGACGGATGAGTTTAAGGGAAAAATATTGGAAGTTATTCAGGATACGGATATGATTTATCGCAGAGGCATCTTAATTCCAAAAAGACTATGAACACAATAGCATATGGTGGTCTTATCTACCGAGTAGCAGATACGGATTATCTCATCGGAGCAACTGACCCTGTTCTAACTGCCTTACAGCAAAGACAGAATCCCGATAGTGAACGATTTGATTATAACCAGCTCTCAATCAATAACGGTCAAAATGCCTGTACTATTTTTGGTATGATGGGGCAAATTTCCGACCTATATAATTATAAGTTCACAAAGGAAGAGTTCCAGGAGGTTTGGGATTTAGCGGTTAGCAAGTGAGCCGATATAAACAAAGGCTGGTATTTTAATTCGGCTTGTGACCTTGTACGGAATTGGTGGAATGCAAAGTATCCTGACAAGGCTTTGATTTCATTTCGCATAAATTATGCTGATGTGAGCTTTTTGAAGGTCATGGAAAGCGGATATTCTCCTACTGGTGGATATAGAGGTAATTCAGCATACAATGACGATGCCAATGATGGTATGCTTGATGGTACAAGTTTCACTCCGTCTACCTATGGTCATTGTATCAGAGTCTATCAAGATTTTGTAAATATGGTAATTGATAATTATGAAGGATGGAAAGCCTACAACCGGTACAAGCTCCGCGATCTGAATGAGCTTGTAAAGAATGGATGCTACTATGAAAACTTCTACTTGTATTTACCAAAAAAGATTATGACACCTTCTGAACTCAAAAGACTCGAAGCAAAGAAAATTGGAATCTGGAATGGAGACCGAGAAAATGAGCCAGTTACTCGTGGAGAATGTGCAGAAATGATTATGAACTTCAAAAGTTACTTAGAAAAGCCAAAAGCATAGTTGTTTTTACTTAATATGCTACTTCACTCATAATAATCTCGCTAGCCACGATGCGTTTGAGTATCTCAGGCATAGTAAGGCTTCTGAAATATAAATCCCCACTTATTACGGTGGGGATTTTATTGTTTTTAGCTGGCTAGTAAATGTTGGAGTCTATTTGTTACTGTTCTTACTTCCCACCCATTCCCAATACACTTGTAAGAGCGAGTCTTAGTAGTTACGAATTCATAGTCCTCTGGTATCCCCTGGCAACGTGCACATTCTCTGACAGTAAGTGGTCGCCACATATATATTGGCTATCCTACTGGTTGTTTTAACGGAAAAATTATAGGCGAGGTATACTTCCTCGTGAGTCTGTTTCTTGGACTTTAATAAGCTTATTATTTCGGAATTGTTCATATTATGTGATTATTGAGATAGCCAAACCATTTCCAGAGTAATCTGATTTCTAGCTTGGCTCTCCCAATAAGAAGAGCGTTTCAATCTCAATCCTACCCCCTACAAGATATGAGATATTGCCAACAATACATTGACCGTGTGTTTCCGATGAGTAACGACGGCGTGATATAATCACCACGGGTAGGGTTGCTTTTGGCTTAAAAACTAGCACTATAGCAGTTGAGCTTTGTATGCGATTTTGTTAAATCTGGACTTGATACCAGAGCCCCCATACAACAGAGCTGATATCTATTTTATTCGAGTGGTAATATTATATATTCAATGTCAAGTTCTATAGAGCGTCTTTCAGATACTTCTGTTTCTCACTGAGTAAGTCGTTCTAACATTTCTTCACATTGTTCTTTAGTTTCTGCTCACAATCAAAATATCAAATCTTCTGGTCATCTTATATTTTTCCAAAAATCTATTATTGTATAAAGTACAGTTTTCTGAGGGTTAAAAGGCTTAGAGACTATAGCAAAACAAATATTTGAAGACTGGACAGTATATTTTTGTGTCTCACTTCTTAATTTCACTTTTGTACCTACTGGTAATTTATTATTGTAATAAATAGTTCAATTTATTTCGATCATAAAGTTAATTATTGATAAGTAGCCACATTACAAAGCAGAACGATAGCATCGCTCATAGTCCTAGTATTGTATAGCAAATTGTTTGTGTATCAGTAATATTTTTGAATAAAATGTTTTAATGTTCCCCAAGGTAGGAATCGAACCTACTACCAATCAATCATACTTATTGCTAAGTGGTACCTGTGACTGCTCTACCAACTGAGCTACTCGGGGATATACCCACTGAAGTGGGAGGTGTTATTATCTTACCTGCAATGTTTTCAATCTCCAAACTACATCGTTTGATGAATGTCTATCAAAGGTTGGAGCAAAGTCTACTTTCTTAATTTTTCCCGCGAAGTTTTCCCAATGTCCGAATTCTTTGGTATTGATATGGTAGGTAATCTGTTTATATGGTTCTGTACCCATTCCAACAACTACCCAAGGATAGCCGAATGCTTCTGTTCAATCTGAGTGATGATAGCTCCACCAAGCCTTTTCAGGATTCAGTAGACATAAATTCAAGAACAAAGCATCTCTATGTGAGTATAGTTCTTTGAAAGTATGGTATCCGTCAGATTGATTTTCTGTACTTCTGAAAATATTTTTAATTCTTTGAATCATATTTAATATTATTATGGAGCCCACGTGTTAAGAGGGCATATACCCAATCCGAAAGGAAAGGGATACTAGTAGGCAAGGATTTGCACCTTGCATGTACTCAGCGTAGTTCTCAATTAAGAGTTTGGGTCAGCCTTTCCTTTCCCAGATTTTAGCGTCTACCTATTCCGCCACTACTATAATCATTGGTTGGTTATCCACACTCGCCACGAGGAGGCTGATTTATGAGTGCTATGTAGTCGGACGGTAGTCGTGTTCATCCACCCCTCCAGATTAGCATTGTACCGCTGTCTGGCTTTTAGTTAATCTCAGGTAAAAAAATCTAATATAGTACATTTCGTAAAACATGACCTCTCTATCGTTCGTGGACGCTACAGATTTTTACAACTTGTAGTGTTGCCTCTATGTTTCCATAGGAGGGCGGTATGGGCAAAGGTGGACCCTTGCAGAGTGTAGCACTTCTATAGTTCGAACTACTGTAGCTATCCATACCGCTCTACCGAAGAAGAGCCCTGAGTAGTTTAGTTTTTCAACCAGTTATGCACTACCAAGTAGTTTATAGTCCATCGACTGTGTATTCCATGGGAGGAAAAATATTCCTTAGTACGCTCAGAATATTCGGTAGTGAGCAAGCCAAGTATTTTTTTTCTTGTGAGATTTTCTTGCTTTTTCAATTCGAATTTTCTTTGAAATTGCTTTGAATGCAAGCAACTTAATGAATTCGGCGATTTGGATAGGGTTCATAAGGTGAAATTAGTGTTTTTATATTACGAAGAATGTGGAACTAACAAGACTTGAACTTGTGACCTATCGCTGAACGCAAGTGCTCTACTGTCTGAGCTATAGTTCCGCATCGTTCGACTGGACTTATTGACATTGCCAGTTTTATTTCAGAGCCTCCCAAAGTTTGAGAGAAGTTTCTGTTTTAGGAATTCTCTTCCCCGACTCGATTTGGTACACTGTATTATAGTGTAGTCCAGTAAGTCGAGCGAGTTCTCTTTGGCTCATTTTTCGGAGCTGTCGAAGGGCTCGAAGTGAGCTCTTTGGATCGGAGAGGAATTGTTCTAAGTCCATCGGTATTTTGGTTAAGGTATCTATTCGGAAAGTAGATATTCCAAATAACCTAATATCTACTTTCCGAATAGATACCCTAGCGTTTCTTAGTCGCTCCACGGACTTACCTGTAAAGTGCCGTGAAGATGCTAAATATTTGGTATAAATATAGTAGCGGTTTTCATAGATATTTTTTTAAGAAATTTAGAGTATCACTTGATGTGATGTGCCTACTATATCACTCAATCGTATGATGTCAAAAATAAATTGAAAAGAAAAGTGTATTTCTTTTTTGGAAGTACACTTTTTGGCTTTGTTATGCTACTTTGTGATTGCGACGAGTTGCTTTCGGATTTCTTCATATTCCATTATGATCTGCAGTTGTACCTTCGTATGTTCCACTGTATCAATTGTGCCTTTGGCTTGTTGATAGTCAATCTCTTTTAGTAGTTTCTGCTTTTCTCTAAGTTGGTAGCGAAGCTCCATATGGAGTTGTTTGTCTGTCTCGGTATAGACAGGGATTGGGGAGGGTTGTTTCATACTAGATAAATAAATGATAGACTCCGTATACTATAAGAAATGATACAAAAATTCAGAAAATAAATGTATAAGAAGGGGTTTCTGATTTAGATGCTTTTTCACATGAAATTATAAAAAAAATACATAATAGTAGTAAACATGCTCAAGGAACAATTGAACTGTTTTCATAAATCTCTTTCTGTAACTGTATCTCCTTATACTCCTCTATCGAGTATCATCTCCACAGTTCTGACGATTCACGAACATGATAGTAACAGTGGTGAGTAGGTGTAGGTGGTTGTTGTTCTTGAGTTGGCATAGAAATTATTTAGGAGGTTTAGGTATCTGCATCCAGTAGGCTGTAATTTCCATTGGATGTCTTGCGTTGCTAAGACTTTGTCACTTCTTTTGAACAATCTTCTTCTTATCTTATAGTCCGCCACATAATTCAGTTTTGCAACATAGACCACTCTGAGTCAATATATATGTTAATATCTGTGTCTCATGGAATGTAAAATTTACATCCAAAACTCAGTGTCTTATCTGCTAACTCTTTATAGAGAGCTTGGTCTGTTGGGGTCATATGTTATTTGTACTTAGTGATAAGATTGTCTATAAATTTTCTTTCTTCGTATGTAAGTTTTCTCTCCATCATAGCTACAAAGAAAATTGGGTATATGACAGAAAGTGCGGAATCAATTAAGGTTCTTGCTGAGATTATACAAAGCAATATAATTGCACACATTACAAGTTCTAGTGTTATGAATCAAGTCCATATGAATATTGTTTCTAGCATACTACTTAAAAATTAAGATACTTGTTTTCTACTAGCCAGATAATTGTATCAGCTAGTGCGTTTGGGAGTGGTCATTCAACTTTGAAGTCATGGAAATAGTTTCAATTATGTTCATATTCATATGCTACTGTATCTTTTGTAGATAAAATTAACCTACATATATTCATACACATACTATAAATATAAGAATGCTAACATTTAAGATTTCCATAATATGAAATAAAAAAATTAATTCCAATTCTTAGCCTCTTGCTTCGTAATGAAAAAGTGAATTCCCGAAGCACATTCAATCCATCGGTTTTTTTCGTATTTTTCTTTTGGTTTTACAATTTCTCAAACTTTGTAAATGAATTTTGAATCGTATGAGCTTTTGCACTCTTGTAGTTCGTTTCCTTCTAAATCTTCTATAGAAATTACTTTTGCGAATTCTGCACGACATTTTCTTGATGTCGCGGAACTTCTTTGAGCTTCTGTTGGTATCTCTAACTTAACTAACGCATTATTGCATTTTTTCCAAGCAACAAATGAGCCTTCTTCGGGGCAAGATAGAGCAAAAAATGCAGTTGACTCATTAAATGCAACAAGTTCAAGATTTTCGGCATAGCGGAGGTTGGCATAGCTGAGGTCGGCATAGCTGAGGTCGGCATAGCTGAGGTCGGCAGAGCGGAGGTCGGCATAGCTGAGGTCGGCAGAGCGGAGGTTGGCAGAGCGGAGGTTGGCAGAGCTGAGGTCGGCAGAGCGGAGGTCGGCATAGCTGAGGTCGGCAGAGCGGAGGTTGGCAGAGCTGAGGTCGGCAGTTAATACTTGCTCTAGTATTTCTAAGAATTTTTTTGAAGAAAGTCCACCAATAGCGGTTCCGAATCCACTAATAATCACTTCATTTTCTGCGTATCCAAAAGCTCCGATAAGTGCCCGTTCAACAATCTTTTCATTTGCTTTAATGAAATCGTCTACGGTTACTGTAAAAAACAAATGTTCAGTCCTTTTAAATTCTCTTGGACTTTTAATCTCATCGGGAAAATTGATAGCTATTTGCGCATCAAGACCGCCACCCATTGAGAATGATGGATTTGAGGCAGTTGCAATAAGTCCACCGTTTGTTTTTTGATATTCAAAAATATCTCAAAAATGAGTGGAAAGTTCTATGTTCCATTTATTTTCTTTGTGTTTTTTGAAAAGCTTTGTTACATCTTTTACAAGTTTTTCGTTGAGATCGCAGAAGATTATTTTTTTCATAAAAATGAGAGTAAAATGTTATAGTTTCTCCAAAGAGAGTAGTAAGCCCAAAGGGTTATTTACCTTAAAGGTTTTTTAGACTTACTACCCTACTGAGAGGGGTTATGAATTAGACTTTGATTGGCATAATTCCATGTTCAATGATTCAGGAACTCGTGATGAGTTTGAATTGGAGAATTGATAGAGCATTTCTTTGGTACCAAAATAGTTGCGTTTCATTGTTTTTTGTGAAGTTTTTCACGGACTTCAAGAATTCAGAAAGATAAACTGCTGATACTGCGGTTGCTTCGCCGTGAGCAAGAAAAGATTCCATTGGTATGGACTTCTGATCGTCTCATTCGGATGCAAAACTAAGTTTACCGTTGAGTGTAAGTTTGGAAGTAGCATGATTGTTTTTGGCAATATCAATTGCTAGGTTTGCTGCAATAGTAAGTTCAGCAACATCCACTTCTTCGTATTCGACTCCTGATTCTAGGAATGCCTTAGTGTCTGGAAAATTTCCTTCCATGGAACTTTGAGTCACCTTGGTGATTCGGTAAGAATCTGTACTTACGAATGTGTTTGTGTCAACTTGTTCGATTCCAGCAAGTGAAGGTCGGATTTCGGGTTTTGCCATCGATGCCGATAGCGTTTTTATGAATTCTCTTTTGAGCATACGATAGTATTATTTGATGATGAGACTTTGTTTCTTGACGATAGTAACCATATCTAGGTTACGACCGAGCTTCATAGCTTCTTTGATTTCGGTCTTCATTGGTTCGACTGTTACTTTTTTGAATTCATCCGGAAGAAGTTTTGGATCGGATACTTCAACCGACGATGATTCTCGAAGTGAGAAAGAGAAAATTCCTGCTTGATACTTGTCTTGCTTTGCCTGCTCCATTACAAATTTTAGATAGGCTTTGAGGCGTTCAACTTTGTTTTCTGCAATCTTTTGCTTGAGAGCCAGTTTTGCTTTTTCTTCTTTGAGAGCTTCGGCATTTGCCGTCTCATTTCGGATGAGCTTCGCAATGTTCTCAAACTTTTCGGATTTTTGCATCGTAAGAGCATCAAAAGCCTGTTCGGCTTCGGGAAGAAGAACACCGTCTTCATCCACCATGTTGATTACTTCTTCGATTGCCTGGCTAATTTCGTAGAGGTTCATAGCAATGATTTATAGAATTATGAGGGGATAGAGCGCCCCTCATCGCTTTTAAGTCTGTGCCTAGAACATTTCCTCAGCTTCTTTTGCAAGAGTTTCTGGAGTGGCATTTACTGCTTTCTGTCGAGCTTCAATCTGTGCTTCGATTTCTGCTTGTTCTGCTGCATCTTCAAACTCTTCTTGTTTGTTCATATTTGCGAGTCGGGCTTTGAGACCATTTTCCATAACTTCCTTAATTGCTTCTTTTTCCAAATCGTCTGCTCCAAATGGTTTTGCCTGACCTGTAACGATTGTGTAATCGTAGAAGTTAGTGTTCCCTTTCTTGGTCTTGTTGATTTGGATATCAAATTCAGAAAGATTTGGTTGCATAGCATTAACATCCTTGAGAGCCTTTTGAAGTGGCTTTTGGGAAATTTCCCAAAGTTTTACGGCTTTATCCGTTCGAGAGAAGACCAAGAAAGTAATGACGATGCGAGCATTTGCATCTTTCTTAGCATTCAGATCTCCGTATGCGTATCGTTTCTTGTCTCCTACTGGTTTCCCATCATCTGACCACTCTTGTGATACATATGAGATAACTGGACCTTGGAGACATCGGAGTCGTGTTGCTCCGTCAGGAAGTTGGAGAAATGCGTTTCACCCATTTGGGATATCGAGGTTTTCGATGCTTACGCATCCGATTCCCTCAAAATTCTCTGCTGGGGTAAATGTTTCTGTTTCTTGTGGCATAGAGCTAAAAGCTAAAAAGTAAATGTCCGCATGTTTCCATGGGAGGGTAGAGTATACCATCTTCTCTTCCTTGTGCACAAGGTGAGAAATAATGTAGTTGTACGCTCTACTCTTCCGAAGAAGAGGTTAAGATTTAAAGAGATTTACAATTTGCCAAAACTATAATTCTCAAAATCTTAATGGCGTTTTTCCACCGTACCTTTCGGGCTAAAGCGGGTGGGTACTCCTACCTTTCACAAGGAGGGTAAAGCATATACCAAACTGACGGGTTTGAACGATAGGTACGAATTATCTGTATATGCTTTACTCTTACTATGAAGAAGAGTCTCGTTGTAAGCAGTGGTAAACATTCTGGACTTATTGACATTGCCATGAGTTCGTATACTGATTGGATGTACAAGTATCCTCTCATACTTGTACATCCTGCGATACACGACGCTTCTTACACGCCCAGAGGACTTACAATACACTCATTGATCTTTGTGTATCTGCCTTGGATTTACAATTTTAACTCTAAATCTTTATAAGATTTTTTTACATATTTTACAATATGCTCAAATCATTTCAATCCATCAACCCTAAGAACGATCCCCTCTGTATTTGGTAAGCTATCAATATATTTGATAGCCTCTACTCCATTTTCAAATGGTAGTATTTCTACAGTTGGTAGATTATTTTCCTTGCATAAATCAAGAAAATCAGAGTACGCCACGCGTACCAATCCACCTCTTTCGTCTTTTCGAAAAAAATCAAAGAATTTTACTGGAGAATTTTTAAATTCATCTCCGTAATCAATACGAACACGATGATTAAGGAGTTCTCCATTTATTTTTTCTCATTCCTGTAAAAAAGAAAAAAGACTTTTGTTTTGTTCGAACCAAGCAATAGCTTGAACAAAATGAGGGTGTGCCCCTTCTTCAATTTCATATCCATTTCGAGATACGAAAACAAGTTTTCCGTCGATTTTTGCGATAGCGATTCCGCTACCATCAAGTTTTACGGTAATGGTTACCGTTTTCCCTTTTGGGAAACCCGTCATAAATCGGGCATCGAGTGTTGGCTCGATATAAAAATCTTTTGAGTCTGTATGCGTTGAGCACGCAAGGTGTGGGATAGACCCATATCCTTTTATAATTTTAGACATTTTTTTATTGATTAGAAGAATAATGACAAGGGCTTATACAGCTTTAAAGCGTGATGCCTTGGTGTTTATGGTTTAGTACCTATTATTTATATAATAAAATTGAAATAATAATTCCATATACAACTCCAGTATAAATACCAAAGGTATCTATTAAAAGGTATACTGCAGTGGTTAAAATTATAATTCATACTACAGGTGATAGTAGTATTGCCTCTATTTTATCTCTTCTTCTTTTTTTATTTTGCATTACTTCTACTTCTTTTGCGATTCGTTTGGCTTGTTCTTCATGAGCCTTGCGATTGGCGAGCTCTTGAGAGAGCTGTGCCTCCTTCTCTACCCGATTATACTCTATTAGAGAGATAGAGTTTTTCGCTTTGTTGATAAGCTCATCCTTTTTTTCTTTTGGAAGTGGAGAGTTTTCGAGGTTTGCGATTTTAGCCTCTAGGGATTGTATTTTATTTTTCATATATATAGCCTTAACGGGGACTAGCGAAGAAATTTGCGTATCACCTGAGTGATCAGTTCATTGTAGTGTTTTTGTTTTATTTGTCAAAATATATTTTTATTTATTCGAAAATACGCACGAGCTCCTTGTATTCAAAGATGAGGTATGAGTTTTTTTCTATGGAATAAATCACTACGATAGCATTCCTCCCGAGTTTTGTTAAGTGTTCCAGAGCCTTTATTTGATTCGGACGGAGTTGCGATAGTGTGAAGCTATCCTTTTTAATGAGCTTAATTTCTGTATGGTAACTGGCTATCTCAGTGGCAATATCGCAATCGTATGGTTTTAAATCCATGGAAGCATCCGACCACTTTTTTACCCAATATCCCTTTGCTTTAAGACCAGCAAGAAAATGGGTTGTGAAATCTTTTTCCAGTCTGAATGGAGTTTTTGGCATCGGGATTCCTTGGAGCTCTAGCATATTTACTTGGTAATATCGGTAAAATTGAAAGTGATATGTTTCTGCTTCTCCTTTTCGTCGGAGATCCGAACGAATTCGATATCCTGCTTCTTGACTCAGTACACTTTTTTTATAGTAGATTCCTTTTCTGCTTTCTGCCCTTTCAATGCCTCATCATTCCAAATAACAACAAGGGGATTCAGTTTGTCGTGCTTCCTGAGTATTCTTCCAATAGCCTGCTCTGTCGTGGACTTCCATTTGATTGCAGAAACAAGAAAAACGGTATCGGCTGGGGGAAAATCAAAGCCAGTTCCAATCTTTTTAATGCTACCTATAATGATTGTTTTCTTCCCATTTGCTTTAGCTTCTTGGATACTTTTCTCATCGTCGTATATATGAGTTTCTCAGGTAATCTTTATGAGATTAAATTTTGAAGTATCACTGGTCGAAAGTCGGTCATAAAAGTTATCGGATTCAATAATTCTATCGGTAAGTACAATGATTGCATTTCGAGTCTGATAGAGTCGTTTGAGTTCAGATATCTGAAATTCAAATCGTATCTCGTCTTCCGACATAAGGCCCCGAAGTTCTGCGTAAGTTTCAAAAGTATATCATGGACTTTCTTTTCCTTGAATCTTTACCTTGGCAGGTGAGTAGTCAATGATTTTGAATTGTGGAGTGTAGTCGTATCCATCTTTAACATCGATAACTTTTCAGTAGTATTTTTCAATATCTGATTGTGTAAGCTCAGGAGTAAATGGAGTGGCTGACATTCCGAAAAAATTGGCTCGTTCAAAGGATTTATTTATTGCGAATCGAAACGCATCGGAAAATCATTCGTGACATTCATCGACTATGACAGTTTCAAAATTTACTTCTTTGCATATCTTTTCAAAGTCAGTAGAGAAAGATTTTTTGGTACAAATAGTTATGAGCTCGATCTCTTTCTTCCCACCTCCATAAATTCCAACATCAAGTCCAGTAAACTCAAGGAATCTTGCATGGAGTTCTTGGAGCAATTTTAGATTAGATACAAGAATGAGAGTATTCCCCTCAAAGTATCTTGTGATTTTGATTGCAAGAATTGATTTTCCAACTCCTGTACCTGCCTTAATAAGACCACAACGGTATCAGAACTTTTCGTTTCGCTGTGCGATTGCTGCCATAACTTTATCTTGGCGCGCGATATCTTCTTTTTTAAGTATTGCCATCTCTGGACTTGGTGGTTTTACTTCAAAAGGTCAAAACATGCCAGGAAGTGGGGGGAAAAAAGTTTTCTCAAACTGCGAGCTTTTGTTTTGGCTTTCAATATCAAAAAAAGTCGGTGGCAGATAGGTTTTCTTAAAAACTCATTTCCCTTCTTCTGAATAGAATTTGATTTTCTTTTCAGAAACTTTACCTCGGAAATGATTGTAGTATTCGAAGTTTACCGTGAGTAATTCTTTTACTACCGGTAGCTTTGAAATTAGAATTTGATTAGCTAACATGAATCAAAGAGGTTATGAGTTTTTTGAGTCAGTTTGGATCCCTGATAAACTCAGAATATTTTTTCTTTTGGATACTGTTTCTCCTAGCGGTAATTTCATGTAGGCAGAAAATAATATCTGGCCCATCCTGTGAGATTTGATTCTGAAAATTGAGTATTTCAGCTTCCAGCTCTTCGATAGTTTTTTCCATGTGTGTAGTTTGAGGAAATATATCTCTATTGTATTATTTTTGTTTTTTTTATCAAAATATATTTTACTTTTCTGGAATAGCTTGGAAATAGAGATTTGGTTCTTCATATTTATTGTTCTCAAAGTATCCTGTATCATTTGGGCCAAGGACAGTTTCTTTGATGTGGTAACCCTGCTTTGCTTCTCCTCGTATTGATACCTTCTTGTATTGCACATGATGAGGAAGCGCGGCATTGAACCATTCGAGTGAGTATTTCTTGTTGAAATCAAATCCATCTTCTCCATTTTCAAATCTGAACATCTCAAGAAGTGTGTTTCGCTCTCGGGCTGTTATCTTTGAAATTTTTGGAAACTTTCGGGAAAACCAAGCAAAGAAATGGTCGACATAGGATTCTGATTGTGTCGTGAGCAAATCTTTGTCCTCGTTTTCAAGGGCGGAGTATTCGCGAGCTTCAGTAGTTTCCGGATATTCTGCCATAAGCCATGCGAGGTAATCTTCCACGACTCCAGCTTTTGATATTGATTCGTTGATTTTTCGGCCTTTAGCAAGCTCAATTCATGGGCCAGTATTAATTACGGTGAATCGTCGGTTTCCGCTTGTTCCACTATCAAGCTGGAGTGGCTTTGAGTGATTGGATGATAGTATGAACCAAGCAACATTGTCGCACTCTCTCGGCTGGATTCCTTTCATGTTTACCATGATTCGTGGCTCAAAAACAAGAGATTTGAGGCGGTCAAGGATCCTGACGGCATCTTTGTTATTTCCTCCTCCAAGCTCGTTAATTTCAACTATGATTCTGTTTCCCGTGTATGGGCAGAAGTCCGAAGTAAGAGATTGAGTTCCAAGGCCCTGCATGACATTCTCTTGGCTAAATATGCGAGATAGGAGCTTAATGAAAGTTCCTTTTCCTGAACCACCAACACCTTTGAAAAGCACGGCAGGCACAAGAACATCGTTGATATGAGTGTACTTGTAGAGTATAGCTTTATGGAGCCAATCAATATTATCCTGATTCCAGTTACATAGATTTCCAATAAGAAACCTAATTGAATCGTCCAGCATCGGTGTTTCGGAAGGTCTCGCGAGTATGCGTTCATCAAGAACATTGTAGTGGTCTTTCTTGCCACCTTTCCAGTAGCATACATCGTAATACTTTCGGATTGCTCATCCTGCTAGCATTTCTTTGAGTTGCTTTCCGTCAATCCCCATCCAGTCCATTACCTGCTCTTTTCGTACGATTTTGTTTTCGTAAATATCATAGTATTCGTAGTTTTTTCTGAGATATATGAAAGGGTTGTCATTCGCCATGGTGAGAATGACTTTTGAATCCTTATTGTTATATTCACCTCGGCCGTCTTTGTCTTCCTTAATCTCGCTTCCAGTCGTGAGCATCTTCTCAAAATCTTCCCTAGTGTATCCAGCCTCAAAGAATTCATTGATGTCCTTATATGCTTCTCCGTGTTCATTTTTACGGTCAGGATACTGAATACGAAACATCTGTCGCTTGCAATACTCCATGAGCTTCTGAGCCCCTTTCTTTCCTGGCTCGTCATTGTCATAGGCAACGATAACCGTAGGGATATCTTTGGTAAGTTCACGGATGATGTCACGGCAGGCTCCAACACCTCCAAGGTTCCCAATCACATTATCAAATCCAAGCATTCTGAGGATGATATAGTCGGGCTCTCATTCCACAATAATAACCTGTTTGGAATCCTGAATGATTTTTTTGGAGGCATATATTACTCCGGACTTTCCTCAGGAAACATTGATTGACTTGGAGTCGTTTGAGTTCTCATCCTCGGGCTTATTGTTAATCTTTCTCATCTTGATTCCAGTAATTGTCCCCTGAGCATCCATCATTGGGAAAGCAAGAACTGGCTTTGATGGTATCCAGTTATCATCAGCATCCTTTCTAGTAGTAGGGTTTTCGCAAAATCAAAGTCCAGAAAAGACTTCTGAGATTCGGTTGGTTCATTCCTCGGATCCGACGAAGTCCTGAGAAAATCATCGATTCACGAGCCAAGTTCGAACTGCTCCAAGTTTTCTGTTATCCAACTCTCAAATTTGAAAAGTAGGAAAATCATCAAGGATTCTTTTTTTTGGAGTATTGATTTTTGTTTTCACTTCGGATACATCAGAAATGATATTGAAATTTTCCTCAAACCAAGCAAAGACCTGTCGGTCATATTGGGCCCCAAGATGCTGAGTCATGAATTGGAATACTGTGCCTTGTGGTCTCGTTGAGCCATTGGCAAATACTATGTTCTTGATTTCATTGAGCTTGTAGCTTCCGTTCGAGATTCTAGTATCTCCTGGCACTTGGATTTTATATTCATGAGTCACTGAATCTTTGACCGTTTGAATTCCAAGTTTTGAGAAAAGTTCAAGAAAAGGGATAGCATTGATTTTTTGTAGATTGTCCATTTCTTTCAGGTATTGGAAGTAGATTTAGTCTTTCAATTTTTAGCCGTTTTATATCACTAAGTTTTTTACTATTTCTTTTACTTGTGGATTTACAGAAACAAATTCAGGTCTTATTTTTTGCATAACCTGTATACCTTCATAGGTAGTAGCCCGTGACATAGCAACATATAGAATATGATCTTGTGGCTTTTTCTTCCAATCGTTGCCTTCTTTATATGATACCATTCATACATCCACGATAATCTTATTGAATGTTTTCCCTTGGGATTTATAACCCGTAATGCCCCATCCAAGCTGAAAAGGGAATTGAGTGTAGCTAGCGATAATCTCGCGCGTAACCTCATTATTTCCATCTTCATCAACGCCATTCGTTAGCGTTTCATATTTGTTCCAAGTAACTTGGGAAACGAATATGGTCTTTCCTGAATCAAGAAGAACTGTGACGATTTGGATTTCTTCATCTTTTACATAATCCATGACCGTTTTGATTTCCTTGATTTCCCCCATGCTTCCATTTTTGAAATCTTCCGTGTTCTTATTGAAGATAATTCTAGCACCAACACAGTATTTTAGCTCGGTAGGTGCTGGTTCTTTAATAAGGCGACCGTAATTATCTAAATCCCAATTCCACCATTTCGCCTTGCTTATTTCTATTTTGGCTCCAGATGCGATGAGTGTTTGGAGTTGTGACTCATTGTACTTATCTACTTTGGAATTAGTATTCGTAATGTAGATAGCTTTCTCGTAGTCGATGTCGCTTGGGTCTCGATACTTGGCATTGAAGTATGCACAAACGGCACTCAGGTTTTCCCCAAGCATTAAGTTTTTGAGATAGGTTTGCAACTTAACATCGGTGGTGCGATGTGTTTTTTTAAGTTCGATAATCTTGAAGGTGCTCGGATCAAAAGACCTTGCATCAAAAAAGAATATGGAAGCGTACACATCATCATACTTTTCTCCGGTAACTTCCTCATATTCGTTTTTTGTCTGGTCAGTAACAACCGGGGAAGCCTGAAAAAGATGCCCAACAAAGATGACTTGTTTTCCTCCAAATGGTAAGTCTACCTTTGTGACTTGTCGTAATCGTTTGTCTATGAGGTCAAATTGGCTTGCTGACACCATCGAAGCCTCGTCGATGATATAAGTGTCGAAATGTGCCATAACACTTCGCTGTTCGGCGTTTATGTTACCTAGAGACTCTCCGAAGATTCGGAAGAACGAATGATAGGTTTCTCCGAACTCATAGAGTTGAGCCGCAGCTCCTGTAGTTGCGAGCATTTGGACTTTCTTTTGGGCCTTACCTTTCTTCTTTGCGTTTTCTGTGACAAAGTGATTTATCAGGAAGGTTTTTCCCGTTCATCCGTTTCCTGTTAGGAAGAAGGAAGTATTGGAATCGGAGAGAAGCGCTAAGGCTTTTTCTCCATACTCATCTAGTTCTATTTTTTGATTGCTTTGCATAATAAGCTTTTTTTTACAGATAGTGGAACACACTCTATATATATTTGTTTTTTTCGCAAAATATATTTTTATTTATTTTAATCGTGCCCTTTTATACAGGTTACCATGATGAGTTCTCAGGGGAGTGAGGTCATATTTTGGACTCGTGATATCGTAAATTTCATATCTGTGTATCTATGAAAGTTGTGCATAATTTCTCGGATCGTCTGTCGCTTTGATTTTTCGGAGATAAATACATCGCCTACCTTCATTTCATAGAATGGGTATTTGGTATTGGCGAATTCAATGGTATGTGGCTCATTTTTTATGAGAATTTGTGCGAAGCTCTTGATAGCCATAAAAGTGTTTTTAGGAATTTGTTCTATGCATATTACATATGTTCTATCATTAATCAATTCTTTGTTCTATTCAAATTTTGGCTTACATTACATAATAGGTTTAAAATATTCCGTTTGTTCCATCTAAAAAAAAAAAATTGGTCTGATACAAAGAAATGGCTTGTACCCTATTTCCCTCTTATATATATATCCTTATATTATAAAAAAGAATAGAATAGATGGAACAAATAATAGGGGTTTTGGCTACAGTAGTAGACGTAAGCATGGAACATTGGATAGAACAAATTATTTGTCAAATGTCTTGTTTGTGCCTTTGTTATCAGACGTAAGCAACTGTCCAAAAAAAGGCTCAAAAATGGCATTTGTTCTATCCAAAATAGAACAAATGGTCGAAAAAGGCATTTTTTGAGATTGTTTTGACTTTGTGTACTTTGGTATTATCATAAGCCTGGGTCGAGGGAATGCGTATTAAAAACGGTAAAAACTCTGTAAGCAACTTTTTAGCACTTTACGGGGTTTTTTTGTGTTTTTAAGAATTATTTTGTTTTTTAGTATTTTACATATAATATATTTATATATTTTTTAATTTAAGAAAATGGAACCAAAACTATCCGCAAAAGATGCTTTTATTGTCGCAATTAGCGAAGTATGAGCATTTCAAGAATATCCATGAGAAGGATTTGATACTCAAGTGAAACCATCGGCGTACTACTTCTCTCAGGAGATACTCGAGAAGTTTGAAGGAGTTGATCCTTTGGACTTATCTCTATGCCTTAATGAAAAGACGGTAGCAAAGTTTGCATATATTACCGGTAAATCAATATCGTATATCAATACGAATATGAAGCATTACCATTCTGTCTGCTATCTTCCTGCTGGATGGTATAATATTCCGAAACTTGTGGAATATATTCAGAGTGTTTATATTCCCAAAAATAAAAAGGTGGCTTCTCCAGGGCGACCAAAGAAAGTATAAAAACACAAAAAAGAAATAAAAATATATTTTGACAAAAATTGTCTTATATGAAATACTAAGTGAGTTATATCAATAACTTACATTACATGACACAAGATTCTGACTATACTAGACCGCTTCTAGCATGAGTTCTCGCAGGTAATAGCGAGCTCATCGAAATACTTTGATTGGACTTCATTACAGAGATTCAGGACGACATGGCTCGTGAAGAGCTCCAAGAGTCTCAGATCCAAAATGAACAAGCCACTAAGTATATGACGGGCGAAGAATACGAAGAATATGTTTCGATGATGTACGCTACCAAATAACCAAACTATTTCTTTTTTCTCTCTATGAAAAATATTGCTCTTACACTCACTACTTTAGCCTTCATCCTTGCCATGTCTATTCAAGGCATCTACGCAGGCTATGCCAATCTCTGTACAGGTAATGCTGGTACGCAGGCTTTCCTAACTGGCGAACCTTCCACTATTGGCACTATCTGTAAAGGGTATGATTACTCTGTGTACTTCCCAGCATCTATGCAGGCTAAAGTTCAAGGTCTATGAAAGTAATTCAAGCATCCCTTTGGATATTTGCTTATATCGCAATTCTGTTTGGAATTGTCAATGCCTCGGCAGAGATTAAGCAGAACATGAACCACTCCCCTATCGAACACCGAAAGTAAAAATCGGCTTGATAGTCGGCTCCAACCGAACCGAACACCGAACCGAACACCGAACCGAAACACTATCAGGGGAGGGGAGACCAAATCATTTTATCAATCTATGGAACCACAATTATACTATACAGCACCCTCAGATGAGGTATTCCAAAAAGCACAAGAAAACGCAATAAAAGTATGGAGCAAATACGATGATACTTGCGGGTACGCATCAGAAAAAATAGGATATGTAAAATGAATGAAAAACATAGGCGACAACTTCATGACCATATTTGGCATGTTTGATTCAATCAATTTGCAAGAAATGAATTCATATTGTGACGAAGAAACAAGTAAAGCATTTTTCGACCGATATTTTTCTGTAAACTAATTCAAAAACCTATGAAATCAGAACACCAAATCAAGGAGCTTCTCTCGGAACTCCAATCGGAAGTCAACGATAAGAAAACAAATTCTCTTCGTCGCCAGAATCTTCAAGGTGGGATCGATGCTCTCAATTTTGTTCTGAGTAACAGAGGGGCCATTGAGTTCTGAACTTCGGGAAATCCTATTTCTAATTTTTCTATCGTATGAAAAAGACAGTAGCATCACGCATGAGAAAGCTCGTATTCTCAACTTACATCCACGAGGGGCGAATCCTTACTCTTTGAGAGGCTCTATATATTGGCTGGACAGGATATCATCCTGCAACCGTTAAGCGTTCGTATAATGCTATGGTTACTGAATTGAATCGGTATAAGGATTATTTGCCAAATGATAGAGCAGAATCATTGAAATTCTGGGTAAGGCATTTGATTTATGGAATTATCATCACAAGTAGCCTTCTATTTCTTGCAATTATTTGTCTTATTAAATAAGTATGAAACAATACATCAAAGGCGAATCACAGATGTGAATCTCAATACTCGAAGTAGAGCGAGAAACAAAGACTATGTACTACACGACTAACGGATACCGATTCTTCAAAGGCTCAATTCGAAAAGTTTGAGTCGCCTGGAGTATGTTCTCAACAAGATACGAGCTCATTACGGAGGAAGAATGTAGAAAGCTCCGATCAGAAATGAACACCGCCAAATCAGACGACTCAAAGAAGAAATGGATTTATGAAAACATTCTGGAAATCAATGATTCAAAAATAATCGACTACATTTATAAACTTCTTAAAAAGTAGAATATGTACAATATCTGAGATGTAGTGTTCTACTACGAAAACGATACCGTGGCTCCGAAAGAAGTGGCGGTCGAGAAAATCTACTACGACCATGCGAACAACGCCTCTTCTTACTCTGTCCGTGTTCTTGCCTGACAAGATGGAGGTGGTCAAATGTCGACTGTATATCCTGAAAAACTCCGTCCTATGCCTCTTATAGAGCATGAGGAGACAACAGCTCCAGTACATGAAACAGAAGTTCACATCGAGCATCCAAGCGAATGGAAGAAGCAGATTATTCCAATTTTGGTAATCATTTCGGTAATAGCTTTGGCTATGTATGCTATGACTTTCAAGCCTGCTCCACCGGAGCCAATACCACAGAAAGTGCTTGATACTATGGAAATCAATGAGCTTAACCTACTCAATGTAAAAAGTCTTATGATTGAAGAAAAAGAGCGAGGTGAGCGAGAGACGAGACAAAAGCGAATCAATGACCTCATCAAGTCAACGGGGCTTTGAAAATAATATTGATAAAAAACAAAGAATAAGTAATATCCTCGCATGGACATCAAACAATTTCTCGATACGGCTGATAAGAAAATTAGCGAAATCGAACAAATATCATGAACACGCGAGGATTGTTTTGAAAGTTCAATCGCTGAGCGGATTATTGATTTGGAAACAAAGCAGAATCTCCATACAAATTACATCCAACCTTTGTCGGATACTATCCTTGGACTTATCCAAGCAAATAAGACTATGACCGTTCAGGTTGCTAATTTAAAAGCTACTGTTACCACCTGTATCGCATTCTCAATACTCGCAATCATTCTAGTATTTCTCAAATAAACACTATGCCCGTCAAGAAAAAACCCGAGAGCAAGAGCTATCGCTCTGGTCGAAAAATTACTCCAGAAACGACCGCATTGGTTTTGGATATTAAATTGAAGAATCCGCACCTATCTATTCGAGATATCGGAAGAAAAGCCGATGTATCATATCAATCAGTTGCGAATATTATCAAAGGGAAGTTTCCAGACCTCATAACCCGATCAGAGCAAGTGCAAACATTATTTGAGACAAACATAGAGATTATCCAGCTTGCCTCCGAGAAAGTCAAAAACTCCATGAAGTCCATGGAGCCAGCTGATATTAAGGAAACAAAGGTTATGCAAGATATAGTCGATACTGCATTTAGACAGAATCAGCTTATTAGCGGAAAGGCTACTGAAATCAAGAAGATTGATTTTTCAGGAACACCTGAGGAAATCAACCAAGCAATTTTGCTGACTCTTCAATAGACTTTTTGTAAGTTTCCGTTAGGTTCAGTCACATGCAAACCACCACACTTACTCAGCTTGACCAACAAGTGCTTGGAATACTTCGAGCACAGTCAACATCTACTGTCTACCCTACACAGTTTCGGTATGACATGATTAATAAGGCGTTCGATAAGATATGCTCCGGAACGCTCCAAGATGCAAAAGGGGAAGAGCTTGCCAAGACTAATCTTACTTTTCTTGAATCTTCTGTCGCTTATAATCCAGTAGATTATCAAACTACTGACCTTGATACGACCGTTGGAGGAAATACTGTAAGAGTCCCTAATGCTACTTTCTTTCCTGCTACAGGAGCCATTTGGATCGAAGGCTCAATCTATCCATACACTTCTCATACTGCCACAACTTTCACGCTTGCCTCTCCGCTTACCGCTATTTACAGAGGAGGTACGATTGTTCTCAATGCCTATGAACTTCCTGCCAATTACAACTACGCCGTTCGGATGAGTTGTAATACTCGAGATATTTATCCAGTAGATTATCGCCGTATTCTTGACCGTAACGAACGCCAAGTAATCGTAAATGACTGGAATTACATTTTGCGAGATAATGCCTATGGTCGCTACCAATACACGCTCTACAAAAACAAGTATTTCGTGATGCTCAATGCTTTGCCTATCAATTCTGTTATTACTTTCCAGTATCAGAAATTTCCAGCAAAATTAACAGCAGGAGCGCAGATAGCTGATATCGAGGATAACTATGTTTATGCTATCACATATACCGCCTCAGGAAGTTGTTTGATATGACGATGAGAGCCACAAGAAGGAATGGCTATGAGTAATACTTGACTTGATGAAGCTCAGGACATGTACAAGAAGGAGGCTATGAAAACTAAAGAACTCAACTACGGTCGCCGTGTAAAAACTGCATCCGATAAATTCTGACTTTTCTCCAATGGGGTACGATAATTCGAAATGGGCAAAACTAGGAAGTGGGAAATGAAATACCCGCGTTTTTTCAGGTGGAGAAGTTAATAATATCCCATCTCAATACCTCAAAGACGGAAACTCACCATTTCTCCGTAATATGCGTTTGAAGTCGGGCTCAAGTATAAATCGTCCTGGTTCAAATGTTGTTAAGGCTATTGCTCAACCTTTTACTATTGGTAAAGGGCTTTTGAATTCGCTTTATATCTCATCTGTTGTATGAACTTACATAGGTGACCCAGTAGGTAGTAATGTGAATCCAGTCAATGTGAATCTCACACTGACTGCTGATATTACTCCATATACCGCAGTCAATGCACCGCTTTATGTAACAGCTGGAAGCGATACTTATATCGTGAGCCCCTATTTCCCTCTCAGGTATTTTGATAAGCTCACAGGACTACTTACTGTGGTTCTTACTGTTCCTGCTACATTCGTGAACTTCCAACCTTCATGTGCCGTCTACTATGAGAGATGTCTTTGGGTGGCAGGATTCGGGCCAGCAGGCGATCCAAACAGCGCCAAGATTTGCCGAAGCACGCCCGATGTATTCTCTGACTTCAACTCCGCAACCTCCGATGTTATTGGTATGCCTGATGACATTGTTGGACTTGCCTCAAATATCCAGTCTATATTTGCTTTCTCAAAGTTTGAAGTCTACTCCGCTACTCGCTCAAGCCAAATAACAGCAGGAACATCAACTACCTATGTTTTCAATAATGTGGAAGGTAGTGAATGAGCCTTAAATCAAAAGTGTATTGTTACTGCCGGTAACTCTGTTTGGTATGTTACGCCAAGCATGAAGATTAACGCAATAGGTCGCTCCGATACCGTTGCTGGAAGTCAGAATCAAGTATCAGGATATGCAATATCTCAGGAATCCATTAAGAATGCTCATGGAATCCAAACCTACTTGCAAAAGCGAGGAATTACCGCCGATAACAATTCCAATGCTTTCGGAGTCTATATGGAAGAAGACCAGCTTATTGCTTGGCATTTTTCCACCGACTGAATAAAGAATGATACTACAGTTATTTATGACCTTATCCAAAATGAATGGCTCATCGACACGAATAAGGAATACAAGCACGCGGTAAACAATAATGGCTCTGTCTATGCTCTCTCCAGCAAAGTAGGAATAGGGCCAGCCCACGCAATCATCCACGATGAGAATAAGTACATAAATAGTATTGATGACTGCGGTATTACTTTCCTGATGGTTCGGCGCTCCAAAGAGTTTGTTTTTGGTGACCGTTCACGAATTAAGAGAATCTATGAAGCTCGAACACAATTACGAATCAATGGCACCATTAACCAAAAGATTTATTGTGACGGAGCTTTGATGATTAACGATACTATAAATTCATCTCAGGTTGAGTGACTCGGTTGGTGAGCCTCGGCAGCTCTTGAGTTCATAAACAAGCCGTGACACAACGAAACATCACCTACTTTTACTCAAGGGGGTGGACTACTCGGATCAACGGAAACTGATATGTTTGTGAACTTATCTCAAGCAGGAGTAATTCTTGACCATGTCGTAACAAAAGATTTTCTGAATCAAAAATTCTATATCCTAGAAATGGTATGGGAAGCAACGAATTCTATCTTTGAACTTACGGACTTCGATGTAAAAGTGGAAATGCTATGAGAAAACGCAGGAAAAATATAGTTTCCATTACAGTATAAACCGAATACAATCCTACTATGCCAATCACACCTATTAAAAACCGATTACCTTGAGCCGCAGTTGTTGGAACTGGGGATTTTCTCGGAACAGGAATCAGAAACCAAGCCACCTCAGCTCCTGCCGTTCCTGAGGCTCCTACAACTTCCGATGTCACAACAGGAATTAGCCCAGTTGCGACTCCTATGGTTGCTACATCAAATCCAGCACTCTCGACTACTGGACAGGCTCTCGCCGACAAAAATAAAGCCAATCTCGATGCTTTTAATACCAGTATGGGTATTAAGGGAAATGCAAGTATTGGATGAGTAACAACTCCGCCAGTAGTTACGACTCCAACAGCTACAGAGCAAGCGAATCAATGACTTGTATCACCTACCACGGCTGAATGAGCATACGGAGCTGGTGCTACTGCAAAAGAACAGTCCGCACAAGCAAAAGCAATAGGTACAAGCTATGGCACGGATGCACAAGGTATTCGTACCGCCTCCGATTTGCTCATTGAGAAAAACAATCTTGCAAACTCTCAGGAGAATCAGGATAAGTCGCGAGCTTTGCAATTTAAGCAATCCGTTCTTCAACAGGAAGACCGAACAAGAGCGACTCTCGGGCAAATCAACGCAATGCGAATGAGAATGGGTTCCTGAACTTCATCCAATTTTGACTCACAACTTCAACAGTCTTACGACATGCAAAAGGGTATTGTTGGCTACCTTTCAGAAATGAACGATATCCAAAGCCAAGATGCTCTCAGGGCGTATGACTATTCAATGAATAAGCTCGACAATGGCTACAATGACACAATTCAGAAGATTTCCAATATGGCAGCATCCCGAATTAAAGATGCAAAGGCTTCTGGGAAACTTTCAACGATGGCGGATATTTCTACATTCCGAAATGAGCTTGCTTCTACTTTTGATGAGATTGCCAAAACCTCTCTCGTTTTCGCAGAAGAAAAGAGCCGTGTTTCTGAATACTATAAGACCGTAGGAGATAAGCTACTCGCGCAGAATAAACTTGATAATGAAGTTGATGAAGTCGCAAGCCAGCAACTCGGGTATCTTGTGAATAAGAACGGTAGACAGTATGGAGCCACAAAAACTCCATATGTGGATTATGCTCTCAAAAAGGCTATGATTCTTCAAGACTCTCAAAATGAGTTTAATGCGAATCAAGCAGATTTGGATCGTCAGATAAAACTTCAACAGTCTGGAGGAATTCTTCCAACTGGAAGCGCATGAAGTGTTGAATATGGCTCAGGAACAACCGATTTCACACCGCTTGCTTCTAGATATCCTAATGTTGCTGCTTTTAAGAATAATAACCCAGCAGGAATTAAATGGAATGGAAACTTTGATAAGGGCATTGGAACTTCTGCTCTTTTGGATAAGGCAGGAATTTCATACGAGAAAGGAACAGCAACTCCACCTGGAGAAACTTGACCATATGTAAAATTCAATTCAATCGAGGATGGACTTGCGGCGCAACGCATTATTATGGCTGGAACATACGCAAATTCAACCGTTGGCAATATGCTATCATCTTGGGTTGGAACTTCTGAGGGGCAAGCATACGCAAAACAAGTAGCAGGCAACGCAGGTATCAATCTCAATGCAAAGGTAAATACCTTGACTCCTGCGGAGCTTGATTTGCTTCAAATATCAAAACTTCAAAAGGAAAGCCCATGACTCTATAAGGAGCTTACGAATGCTGGACTTATTGAGGGTAATACTATCAACTTCGCAAAACCTCCTGTCTTTGATGCTCAGGATATTGCCTCGGGTAATGCTCCTGATGTAGCTCTTGATTTCGCAGATTCTCTGAACAAGGGTACATTCACTGTATCATCTCCGAATGGCTCCAATGCTTCTACTTATACACCAGCACAAGTAACTGCTTTTGATGCTTTTGCTAAGAGTAATGATACAAAGGATCTGCGAGGTCTTACGCTCGGGGATTTCAATGCTTATACGCAGTCGAACCAGCTTTCTCCTGATGACCAGTTCAAGATACAACAAGCACTCTCAGCGGTTCCTGCACAGCTTCGAAACTCCGACACTGAGTCAAAGAATTATATCAATTTGGCAAAAATTGGAATTAAGCAAGGATTGAATCCTCAGCAGATTGCGGATAAGTTCACAGGATTTACCATTACGAATAAGGCAGTTCAGTCGTTCGCAGATAAACTCCGAAATACTTACAATGCACTTGAGAACGCAAAGACCGATGATATTAAGACTATCGCACAGCTCGTAAATGCTAAAGACTATGACGGAGCAACACGAAAGGTTGAGAATACTGCATATACTTCACTTGGAGGAGATAAGCAGAATATGGAAAACACCGTTGCCAAGTATGTTCGAGCGGCCGACCGAATCACGGAGTTTGTGAAAGCAAATCCAAACTCTATCGGGCCTATTCAGGGGTATATCTCAGGAGCCACAAGAAACTGGACAGGTGACCCTAAGGTGGCACAGGCTCTTGCTGACCTTTCCGCACTCAATTCACAACTTGTGAGTCAAAGTGTTAAGGGTGTTCCATCTGATGTGGATACTGCTATGCTCTCACAAGCATTCTCGACACTTACTTCAAGCGAAGCAAACATTCTTGGAGTTCTCGGGCAAACAAAGACTGAGATGATAAATACTCTC